TTAAGTCAAAAAACTATTTTTAGTTACGGCAAATCAGAAGATGTATTTCGCTTTGTAGAAGCCGATAGCGAGTTAGTAGAAATAGAGCTTGGTAATGCTAGAAACGAGTCATCTACAATAGCCTTAATGAAAGCCATAGAAGGCGCTGTGCTAGAAATAGTTAATACAGGTTACGACAAAGGGTTTTGGGTTTTACAAAATAAAAACGAAGGAGTAGAATAAAATTATGAAAAATAAACTAATAAGCATACTAGCTGCATGCTCTCTTGTGGTTTTTGCTGCTGACAATGAAATATATGTTGACCAGTCAGGAACAGGTGCAAACATTGATTTAGAGCAACTTGGTATTTCAAACATTATAGGTGGGTTAAATTCAACTGCTGGCAGTGTCAATGCTTTTGATTTAGACGGTAATAGTATGACACTTGATATTAATATGATTGGTGCAACTAATAAGTTTTTAGGTGATATTTTTGCAGATAACTTTACAGGATTCTATGAGTTTGATGGAGGTACAAATAGTTTTACCATACAAGTAGACCCAACAGATACTTATAGTGCTGACGGCTCTAATCAAAATGTCGATGTTACAGGTAGCGGTAATACCTTTACTTTAAATCAAGGCACAACAGCATTAGCTGCATCACTTGACTTAGATTGGATTATTAATGGTTCAAATAACACAGTTACATCAAATATAAATATTGATGGTGCTACAAACTATATGGATATAGATGGTAGTGACAACACAGTTACCTATACAGGTACAGGTGTTACAGCATCAGCAGGTGGATATTTTTGGTTAGACCACACAGGAGGCTCTAGGACTTTTAATGTACAACAGCTATCAACACAGGACAACGATTGGCTTAAAGTTATTTCGGTTTCTGGCACTGCTGCTTCTACTGTTTGTATTATTCAAAACGACCAAGGTACAAGCACAAGCTGTTGATATAGGTGACATATCTGAGCTAAACGGCACAGCACAAATTGTCCGAGACAAACCATACGATGCTAATTTAAAGTTTGCTATACAGAGCAACGATGAGGCCATAACTAAAGATGGTCGCATGGCTATTAAATTTTTAGATGATTCTGTAGTTAAACTTACAGAATGGTCTGAACTTGTCATAGACTCATATATATTTGACCCGGACCCTAGTAAATCTAAGATGGCTTTAACATTTGGTTTAGGCACGGCAAGGTTTATTACAGGCAATCTTAACCGTATAGATAAACAAAACATAAAACTTAAAACACCTACTGCAAATATAGCAATAAGAGGTACTGATTTTACTGCTACGGTTGATGAATTAGGTAGAAGTCTAATAATTCTTTTGCCTGATGCTTTTGGTTTATCTAGTGGTGAAATAGAAGTAGTAACAGCGATGGGTACAGTAATACTTAATAAACCTTATGAAGCTACTACAGTTAGCGTGTTTGAGTCTGCACCTACTAAGCCTGTAATTTTAGATTTAACCCTAGACCTAATAGACAACATGCTTATTGTCACACCACCCAAACAAGAGGTTTTAGTAGAAGAAGAAGCCACAAGCACACAAACAGATAGCGTATTAGATTTTAACGACCTAGATATTGATTACTTAGCTGAAGATTATTTAAAAGAAGATAGCTTACAATTTACAGAATTAGATATAAATTATCTTGATGTAAATTATTTAGAGGATTTATTAAATGTGTTAGATGCCTTGGCTGTAGATGAAGATGAGGATGTTTTAGCACAAGCTACTACAACGCAGATAGCCGGGACTTCATTAGGTAAAGACCCGGACACACAAATAACCACGCTTATAACAGGTAATGTAGTGAGTTTGCGTAGACAAGTTAATGAAACAGTAAGAGTAGATTTAGATGGTTCAAATGCTTACACAGTCATTTTTATACAAGACGGCGTATCGAATGTTATTAAGATTAATGGTGGTAGTGACTCTATAATAAAAATTACACAATCTAATTAAGTGTAGAAAAGTGTTGACATCTGTTATACAATCCTTATAATAAAAAAATTAACAAAATATAGGAAAAAATATGAGTAGAGATAAACATTCATGTAACGTACATTTAAACTGGAGTGAAACAAAACTTGTCAAAAACATTTTTGAATCACTTGTTGCAAAAGATGAGTCGTTGCTAGAGATAGAAAACTTTGAACGTATTTTGCTGCGTTCTCAAAACGCCTGTAGAAATCAAAAAGAATATCCTGCAAAAATGAAAGCTCTTTTTGAAAAAGGAAAAAAATACATGGTGTAAGCATGAAACAATCTATAAAAAAATACCCTAAGTTTAAAGATATAAAACAACACCCAGATGCAAAAAAGCCTAGAGATATTGTTAGGTTTTACAACGACCCAACTTTAGCCAACAAATTATCGCATGGCTACCATCATTTTGAAATTGGCGATATTGGTTGGAAATGGGTTAAAATAAGACCAACCTATTTAAGCACACATAGAGCGAATCATTGGACTAAAATTAAAAGGTCTAAATGGGATGACATACAACAGCTTAAATCATTTAGGGTTTTAGAGGAGAAACAATTAAAAAGCTAATACTATTAATACTACCCATACTAGCCTTACCCTTGGTGTTTCAATCTACACCAACAGAAATACTAAAACTTAAAACCTTTGATGCCTTTGTAAAAGAACAACCTGAATCAGGTAATTTTGTCATACTAAATATTACTGAAGAAGATGTTGCTAATATGGGTGGTTGGCCTTTTCCTAGAAAAACACTTGCACAAATACAGATAGATTTAATCAACGAAGGAGCTATTGGAGTTGGTCATGTTATAAGCTATCCACAACCTGACCGTATGGGTGGTGATGATATTTTTGCACAAGTTTTACAATATGCACCCTCAGTATTAGCAATGTTTGAAAATGCAAGCGGAGAATATCCAAACGCCACAGGCACAGTAATTATGGGTGACAAAGCACAAGGTTTGGTCTCACAAGGAGTAGTGCAAAACATAGATGTGTTAGCTAATAGTGCCTTGCAAGGATTGGCCATTGCACCAACTGAGGTTGACCAACTCGTTCGTAGAATACCTTTATTGGTAAGCACACCTAACGGCGAGTGGATTCCCAGTTTTGGAACACAAATATATAAGGCTTTGTTTGATGTAAAAACTTACATTATAAAAACTAATGATAATGGTATAGAAGAAATATCAATACGAGGAATACCACCAGTTAAAACAGATAGTCTTGGTCGTAAGTGGATTAGCTGGGTAGACACACCACAAACTACACTTCAAGAAATGAGTGTAGCAAATAAGTTTGTATTTTTGGGTGTTACTGCTAACGGTGTGATGCCGCAAATTTCTACGGCTGTGGGTTTGTTAGAGACACATAAAATACAAGCCGCTCTAGCAGAATCTATATTAATACAAGATTCGCCCTACATACCAGATTGGTCTTTAGCCGCAGAAATGGGTATTTTTATAATATCAGTTACAGCCACATGGTTTTTAATACATTTGTTAGGCATGACACTAGGAGTAATAAGCTATGCTATTTTTACAACAGCTTTAGCTTATGGTGGTTATTGGCTTATACAAGATGGATTATTAATAGATATAACGTGGACATTGGTCGCAAGTTTTATTACAGGAGCCATAGCTTTTTATCTGAGATTTAGACAACAGTTTAAATTACGATTACAAATCAAAAAACAGTTTGAGCATTACTTAGACCCAAGACAGGTAAAAAGACTACAAGACAATCCTGAATTGTTAAAGCTAGGTGGTGAGAGAAGGCTTTGCTCTTTTCTCTTCACTGATGTGCGTGGCTTCACTTCTTTGTCAGAAACACTAGAGCCAGAAGAAGTCACAGAAATTATGAACAAAGCTTTAACAGTGCAAGTTGAGTGTATACAGCGTAATAAAGGGATGCTAGACAAATTTATCGGTGACGCGGCAATGGGAATTTTTAACGCACCGTTAGACTTAGAAAACCATGCAGAGCTTGCTGTTAAGACAGCTATTGAAATACAAGAAGCCATAAAAGAACTGAACAAAGAACTGCCACATGAAATAGCTATTGGCGTGGGCGTTAATACAGGTGAAGCAGTAATAGCAAATGTAGGTAGCGACACCCGGTTCGACTATTCGGCCATTGGCGATGCTGTAAACACAGCAGCTAGACTAGAGTCTGCAACAAAAGAAGTTGGCGTAGATATACTTATTGGAGAAAATACTGCACAAAGTGTTAATAATAAGTTAAAATCATTAAAGCCAATAAAGGTTAAAGGCAAAAGTAAACCTCTGAAAATTTTTACTATATAAAAATTATGGTTAATAAAAAAATGACAGTCAATGATGTTGCAGAAAGACTTACAAAGTTAGAAACAATATCTCACGAGCGTTGGAAAACAGCATTTAACGAGTTTTCTGACATAAAACAAGAAATAACTCTTATCAATTCAACAATTAAAGCCACCACTTTTGGTGTGTTTGGCTTTCTTGGTGCGATAGGTATAGCAGTCTTAACGAGCATATTAATATGAAAGGATTACTAAAAAATATAGTTGGTGCTGTGGCTCCAACACTAGGTTCAGCTATGGGTGGTCCCTTAGGCAATATGGCTATGGGCAAAATAGCACAAGTTCTTGGTGTATCTAATGACCAAAAATCTATACAACAAGCTATGCAAAATGCTACACCTGAACAAATGTTAGAGCTTAAAAAAGCAGAACAGGAGTTTGAGGTTCAAATGAAAGAGCTTGATGTAGATGTGTTTAAGCTAGAAACACAAGACAAACAACATGCTAGAGGCATGTTTAGTAAAGATTGGACTGCAAGAATCATAGGGTTATTTACAATAGGCGGTTTTTTAGGCTACATATTTTTAGTAACACTACAACCACCAGAACAAAACTCTGAAGCCTTAATTAATCTAGTGTTAGGTTATCTTGGAGGATTAGCTAGTGCAATTATTTCGTTCTATTTTGGAGCATCTCACTCTCCTGAAAAAGGAGACTAGCTTGAAAATATCAAAAGAAGGTATTGATTTAATAAAACATTTTGAAGGTTGTCCCATGCAAGACGGCATGGTCGTTTCTTACAGATGCCCAGCAAATAAGCCAACCATAGGGTATGGTAGTCTAAAGCTTATTGATGGTAGTCCTGTACAAGACGGTATGACAATTACAAAACAAGAAGCGGAAGATTTACTCGCTCATGAGCTTGAAGAATACGAAGGTTATATTAACGATATGGTTACTTCAGACTTAAAACAAAATGAGTTTGATGCCTTGGTGTCATGGGTATTCAATTTAGGTCCATCAAACCTATCTTCAAGTAGTTTATTGAACAGACTGAACAACAAATTGTGGGATGATGTGCCTTATCAAATTCAAAGATGGAACAAAGTTAATGGAGTGCCTAATGAAGGCCTAAAAAAAAGAAGAAAGGCTGAGGCGTTATTGTTCCAAGGACAAGAATGGGGTAAAGTCTAATTGACATGCTCATTTGTGGATGTTCACATATCTCCTCTCTCCGATGTAGCATGTTAGGAGAGTCAATTTTGTCCTCTAATTATACTTATTGGCTCTCCACCTTATGATTGATTTAGATAAAATTAAATCTTTTGACGCTTTGTCTAGGGATGAGCAAGTAGAAGCTTTAACCCTAATTGATAAGTGGAAGAATCTAAATGCTAGAGACAAATGTAAGTCTGACTTTTTAGAGTTTGTAAAACATCAATGGGATGGCTTTATCATGGGTAGACATCATAAAGTTCTCGCAAAAAAACTAAACCGTATAGCACAAGGTAAGTGCAAAAGACTTATGGTTATGTTGCCACCTAGACATACCAAATCAGAGTTTGCATCTACATATTTTCCTGCTTGGATGATGGGACTTAATCCAAGTTTAAAAATAATACAAGCGACACACACGGCAGAACTTGCTGTGCGATTTGGTAGAAGAGTGCGTAATATTATAGACAGCGAAGAGTATCAAACCATATTTCCTGACATAAATTTGTCAGGTGATAATAAGTCTGCTGGTAGATGGACTACAGATGATGGTGGTGAAGCTTTCTATTCAGGTGTTGGTGGCGCTATAACAGGACGTGGTGCTGATTTATTAATTATAGATGACCCTCATTCAGAACAAGATGCAATGTCGCCGACTGCAATGGATGCAGCTTGGGAGTGGTACACAAGTGGACCACGCCAAAGATTGCAGCCCGGCGGCACCATCGTTTTGGTTATGACTCGTTGGAGTACAAAAGATTTGGCTGGCAGATTGCTTAAAAGACAATCTGAAACACACGCAGACCAATGGGAAGTAGTTGAGTTTCCAGCTATCATGCCTGATTCAGAAGAACCTTTGTGGAAAGAGTTTTGGAAGAAAGAGGAATTGTTATCAGTAAAAGCATCTTTGCCGATAAGCAAATGGAACGCACAATGGATGCAAAACCCAACCGCAGAAAGCGGTTCTATAGTTAAAAGAGAATGGTGGCAGAAATGGGAGAATGAAGCTATACCTAGTTGTCAGTGTATCGTGCAAAGTTACGATACTGCTTTTAGCGCAAAAGAAACAGCAGACTATTCTGCTATAACGACTTGGGGAATATTTGACCCTGAAGATGGTAGCGAACATGCAATTATATTGTTAGATGCTAGTAGACACAGAGTAGACTTTCCACAACTGAAAAATATAGCATTAGAGGAATATAAGTATTGGGAGCCAGACATAGTTTTAATAGAGGCCAAAGCTAGTGGTACACCTTTAACACAAGAACTTAGAAAAATAGGAATACCTGTGCAAGCTTACTCGCCTAGTAGAGGACAAGACAAGGTTGCAAGAATGAACTCTATTGCACCTATGTTTGAAAGTGGTATGGTATATGCTACAGAAGATGCTTTTGCAGAAGAAGTAATAGAAGAGTTAGCTGCTTTTCCCTTTGGAGAAAATGATGACTTTTGTGACTCTACCACTATGGCTTTAATGCGAATAAGACAAGGTGGTTTAGTGGAGTTAGATAGCGACTATCAAGAAGATATGCAAGTAGATAGAACAGCTTTGTCATATTATTAATTATGGTTAGAAAAAAAAGAAAAGACCCAATAAAAGGCACGGGTAAAAAGCCAAAAGGCAGTGGTAGACGTTTATATACAGATGAAAACCCTAAAGACACAGTAAGAATAAAATTTGCAACACAAGCCGATGCAAGAGCTACAGTTAAAAAAGTTAAAAATACCAAAAAACCATTTGCTAGAAAAATACAAATACTTACAGTAGGCGAACAACGAGCTAAGGTAATGGGTAAAAAAGCAATAGCAAGTATATTCAAAAAAGGTAAAAATGCTATAAGGAGACTGCATGGTCGTAAAACTATCAACACTTAAAAAAAAGATAGGGTCAGGCAAAAAGCTTGGATTTAGTGAAAAAGCATCAGCTAAGGCACGAGGTCTGATTGCAAGAACAGGTGGTAAAAACAAAGGTAAGAAGGTAAAATCAAAAAAATATAAAAAATAATGGTGTTTGAAAATAAAAATAAAAATGCACGATATGATATTAACAAAAAATTTTTACAGGGCTTTCATAATAAAATCTTAGAAGGTAATAAAGTGTTTGAAAATGAAAAGGGCGAGAGAATGACTATGTTAACAAGTACAGTTGGTACAGATGCAAACACACATTATATTTTGCCTGCTCTTGACCCTAAAACAGGAAAACAATTAAATAGCGATGAGATTCTAAAAAAATATGAGTCTGCAATTAAATTTGGTTTAGTAAAAGCTTACAATACTGTAGAAGAAGCTGAAAAAGAAAGAGACAAAATGCGTAAAGAAATTTTAGATATAAATTAATATGGTTACAGAAAGAAAACTAGGCACTGAAGACAACCCTGACATAAAAGACCAAACAAAGTCTGTTAGTGTTCCTGTTGATGATATTAATATAGAAACACCTTCAAGAACTTTTGATGATGAGATGTTTGATGCTTTACAAATTAGCATCAGTGAAGATGAAATAGTTTTTGATGAGCCAACGGAAATAGAAGCGCCACAAGTTCCTTTTGACGCAAACTTAGTAGAATTTTTAGATGACGATATATTAGGCAGCATCTCATCTAAATTATTGTACGCTATTGAAAACGACAAAGAATCACGCAAAGAATGGGAAAAAACATACACAGATGGACTAAAGTATCTTGGTATGCGCTTTGATGAGCAAAGAAGTCAACCATTCGAAGGTTCAAGTGGTGTAATACATCCAATATTGTCAGAAGCAGTTACACAGTTTCAAGCGCAAGCTTATAAAGAATTATTACCTGCACAAGGTCCTATAAAAACACAAGTCATAGGTCAAAGAGACGCAAATACAGAAATGCAAGCAGAAAGAGTAGGCGAGTTTATGAACTACTACATCATGAATGAAATGCCTGAATATGACCCTGAACTAGACCAATTATTGTTCTATTTGCCTTTATCAGGTAGTGCATTTAAAAAAGTTTACTATGATGCAACAAAAGGTAGGCCTGTATCTAAATTTGTTCCTGCTGAAGACTTGTTAGTCCCATATAATGCTACGGACATACTTTCAGCCGAAAGAGTCACTCATGTAGTATCTATGAGCAATAATGAAGTTAGAAAAATGCAATTATCTGGCTTTTATGCTGATATAGACTTAATTAACCCACAAAACATAAGCAGAGATGAAATAGACCAAGAGGTAGATAAAATACAGGGTGTTGAGCCTGATTATGGTGAAGATGAGCAACGAAAATTATATGAAATACATACTGTTGCAGACATAGAGGGATTTGAAGACACGAACGAAACGGGTGAGCAAACTGGCTTAAAGTTACCCTATATTATAACCATTGACGAATCATCACAAAAGATTTTGTCTATACGTAGAAACTATGAGTCAACAGATGTATTAAGAAACAAAATAAATTATTTTGTGCAATATAAGTTTTTGCCCGGATTGGGTTTTTATGGCTTGGGTCTGTCGCACATGATTGGTGGTTTATCCAAAGCCTCAACATCTTTGCTTAGACAACTTATAGATGCAGGTACATTAAGTAACTTGCCTGCTGGATTCAAAGCTAGAGGTATAAGAATTAGAGATGAAGCATCACCTTTACAACCGGGTGAATTTAGAGATGTAGATGCACCGGGTGGCGCATTAAGAGATTCTCTTATGCCCTTACCCTATAAAGAGCCTAGTAATGTATTGTTTCAATTGCTTGGATTATTGGTTGATTCAGGCAAAAGATTTGCTGCAATTGCAGACATGAATATAGGTGATTCTAATGCTGCTATGCCTGTTGGAACAACTGTTGCTTTATTAGAAAAAGGCACAAAAGTTATGAGTGCTATACATAAAAGATTGCACTATTCACAAAAAAATGAATTTCAAATACTTGCTAGAGTATTTCAAGAGTTTTTACCACCTGTGTACCCCTATGAAACTGGTAGTGGTCCTAGAGAAGTTAAAATAGAAGATTTTGATAATAAAGTAGATGTTATACCTGTATCTGACCCTAATATTTTTTCTATGAGCCAAAGAGTAATAATGGCGCAAGAACTGTTAACAATGGTGCAATCAAACCCACAACTACACGGTCCGCAAGGCATCTATGAAGCTTACAGGAGAATGTATGCAGCTTTGGGTGTGGACAACATAGACTCATTACTTATGCCACCAGCAGATACGACTCCTAAACCAGTGGATGCAGGCATTGAAAATAGTGGTTTATTACAAGGTATACCACAACAAGCGTTTCCTGAACAAAATCATCAGGCACATGTTGAGGCACATAAAAGTCTATTTTTAACACAAGCGGTTATAACAAATCCACAACTACAATCCATAATAATTGCACATGTTATGCAACATTTACAATTTATGGCCAATCAGATGGCTGAACAGCAACTGCCACCTGAAGTGCAACAACAAATACAAGCATCTTTAGAACAGGCCTCACAATTAGACCCACAATCACAAATGGCTTTACAACAACAAATACAGACTATAATTGAAAGCTTTAGCTCACCAATACTAGCCCAGTTGTCGTCTGAGTTTTTAGCTTCTGTGCAACCACCTCAACAAGAAGACCCACTTGTGTCAATTAGACAACAAGAACTTGGATTGCGTGATAAGGAAATAGAATTGAAAAATCAACAGTTTATGGCTAAAGAAGAACAAGATGCCATGGAAAGTGCAGCAGAGTTGCAAATACAACAAAACAAAGCAGACCAACAAGCTGCTATAGGTAATGAAAAAAATGACATTGCTAAACAAAGATTGCAACAGCAAGCTGAATTAAAATTAATAGACCTACAAGCGAGGATGAATAAATGACAAGCTCAATAAACGAAAAAATTAAACAACAAATAAAAGAGAAAAAATTGCAAGAAAAAGTGCAAGTTTCTAATACAGAAGCTGCAAGTGTAGAGGTAAAGCCAACTACAAAAACTAAAGCAAAAAAAACCACTGTTAAGAAAAAAACAGTGAAGAAAAAAACAGTTTCAAAGAAAAAAACTACAAAAAAATAAGGAGTAGAAAATGAAAGCAAAAACTTCCATAACTATTAAAGGTCAAGGAAGCATTGCCTTATCACAACCTAAAAAAGTAAAGGTTGATACAGCACACAAACCCGGCTACGGAAAGGGCAAAAGTAGAGGTAAGGGCGCTGCACTAAGAGGCAATAATTTCAGTGGCGTATTCTAAACTATGGATATGTATGATTTTATTCATGCAATTCGTAAAGATTTGAATGAGAGAGAGGCACAAATAGTAACCATTCTTACGTCAGGTGGCGTTAAAGATATGGAAAATTATCAATTTTTAATGGGTGAAATATCTTCATTATCCTATATTCATGATAAGATAAAAGAACACTTACAAAGTAAAGGAGATATAGATGACAGTTGAGTCAAAAAAAACCATTGAAGAAAAAACAGAACAAGAAACTATTGATTTGGATAAAGCTTTTGTAGAAGAGGACAAAAGAGTTTTAGACCCAAGTTTATTAGACAAAAGCGTTCTCGAACGGATGCCACAACCAACTGGTTGGCGTTTGTTAGTGCTTCCTTACCGTGGTAAGGGAGTTTCAGAAGGTGGTATTCAATTAGTAAAAGAAACCATCGACAGAGAAACCCTAGCGACTGTAGTTGCTTATGTTGTTGCAGTTGGTCCTGATGCCTACGCAGATAAAAAAAGATTTTCGTCTGTGTGGTGTGAAAAGGGCGACTGGATAATGATAGGTAGATATGCAGGCTCTAGGTTTAGGTTGGCTGATGAAAGCGAAGTCAGAATAATAAATGATGACGAAGTCATAGCCACTATTTTAAACCCTGATGACATTGTTTCAGTATAAGGAGTATTTATATGAACGACACAAACCAAGAAAATCAGGTTCAAGCTGAAAACGAGCTAGTTGTTGATGTTGTAGAACCAACAGAAAACTTAGCAGAAACAGAAGCAGTCGAAACCAACTCAGGTGGTGATGATGAACTTGATAGTTACACTAGAGGTGTATCAAAAAGAATAAACAAATTAAACGATAGAATACGAGCTGCGGAGATAAGAGCCGAAGATGCCGAGTCAAAGTATGCAAAAGTATCTAACGAGTTATCTTCAGTAAAAAGCAGAGCTACAGTTTTAGACAGAAATTATACTGAGGAATACGAAAACAGAGTCAAGTCACAAAGGCAACAAGCTGAAGACTTATATAGAAAAGCTAGAGAAACAAACGACCCAAATCTTGAAGTAAAAAGTGTTGAGTTGTTAAATAAGGTTACTTTAGAGGAAGAAAGAGTCAGATTAGCAAAAATGCAGCTTGAAACACAACAAGAACAAAACTCAACAATTGTTGAACAAAATGTACAAAATACACAACAACAAGTGTATGATAAACCAAAGCCTGATGCTAAAGCTGTAGAATGGCAAGAAAAGAATGACTGGTTTCAAAAAGATAGAGTCAAAACTTATACAGCCATGGGTATACACGAGGATTTATTGTCAGAAGGATTTGATGGTAATGAAAATGAGTATTACGAAGAATTAGACAAAAGGCTACAAAAGGTTTATCCTGATTTACAGGCAGAGCCTAATGACGTATCAAAAGAGGCTAACTCAACTGTGCAAAGAGTTGCTTCTGCTTCCTCAGGAAGTCGTCAAGGAACACAAGGTAAGAAAAGCGGTATTAAGATTAGTTCTAACCATGCTTCCGTAAAGAGTAATTTAAAACCTTACGGCATGTCGCAACAAGAGTGGCTGAAAAGAGTAGGTAAAGAAATAGTTAAACTTGAAGGAGCAAAATAATGGATATAGATGCGATTGAAAATACAACACGCCAATCTCGTGATGAAGAGCAACACGATAAAAACGCTAGAAGAAAACCATGGCAACCTGCGAGGATGCTTGAAACTCCACCTGCACCAGAGGGATATCAATACCGATGGATTAGGTCAGAGTATGTAGGAATCGAAGACAGAAACAATGTTTCTGCTAGAATGAGAGAAGGATGGGAGTTTGTCAGACAAGACGAAATACCAGACTTTCCTTTACCTACTATAGAGCATGGTAGACACGCAGGAGTCATATCAGTAGGTGGTTTGATATTAGCAAAAATACCAACAGAAACTGTTAATGAACGTAATGAACATTATAAAAATCGTAATGTGCAACAAAACGAAGCACTAGATAATACTATGTTTAATGAACTACAAGGCAATAACAGATATGTGAAGTATGATTCTAATAGAAAATCTAATGTATCATTTGGTAAAAAAAGGTAGGATGAATTATGGCGAATAAAGACGCTTCATTTGGTCTTAAACCTGTAAGAATGATGGGTGGCTCACCCTATTCAGGCGGACAAAGCCGATACAGAATAGCAGCTAACTACGGAACAAATATCTTTCAAGGCGACTTGGTAATGCAAGTTACTGGCGGTGGCATTGAAATCCATGCAGATGGAGGAACTGTTCCTATTGTAGGCGTATTCAACGGCTGTATGTTCACAGACCCAACAACATCAGAGCAAGTATTTAGCAATCATTACCCTGCAAGCACTAATGCTTCAGATATTATTGCTTTTGTACACGATGACCCTAACACGGTCTTTGAAATACAAGCAGACGACACTTTCCCAGTGGCCGACCTGTTTGGTAATTTTGACATCGTTTACACAAACTCAGGAAGTACCACAACAGGTATCTCAGGAGCAGAGTTAGATGTCACAACAGGTGCAACTACAACAAATTTGCCTTTGAAGGCAATAGACATTAGCCAAGACCCTGAAAATTCAGATGTCGGTTCAGCTAATACAAATGTTTTGGTTGTTATTCAAAATCATATAGCAGGCGTTAAAGGCGCAGGCTTAGCATAAGGAGTAATTAGATGGCTATAAGTAGAGCGCAATTAGCGAAAGAACTTGAACCCGGTCTAAATGCACTTTTTGGACTTGAATATGACGAATATCAAAACGAATATGAAGAACTATATTCTATCGAAGACTCAGACAGAGCTTTTGAAGAAGAGGTTTTAGTAGTTGGATTTGGTGCAGCTCCTGTCAAGGAAGAAGGTGCTGGCGTAAGCTTTGATAATGCTTCAGAAGGATATACTGCAAGATATACACACGAAACTGTGGCACTTGCTTTCTCTCTTACAGAAGAGGCAATCGAAGACAATTTATATGACCAACTTGGTCGTAGATACACAAAAGCATTGGCACGTTCAATGCAACATACCAAAGAAGTAAAAGGTGCAAATGTATTAAACAATGCGTTTAGCACTGACTTTACTATTGGTGATGGACAACCATTAGTTTCCACAGCACACCCATTAGTGGGTGGTGGTACTGCTCGTAACAGAGCAACAACTATGGCTGACCTCAATGAAACTTCACTAGAAGATAATATTATTGATATATCAACATTTGTTGATGATAAGAACTTGATTATTGCAGTTCGTCCCGACAAATTAATCGTCCCACCACAACTTGTTTTTGTGGCTGATAGACTTTTAAACACACCGGGTAGAACAGCTACATCAGACAATGATATTAACTCTATTAAGAATCAATCTTCAGTACCTAATGGATTTAGTGTAAATCACTATCTCACAGACCCTGATGCGTATTACATACTTACATCAGTAAATGAAGATGGAGAAGGTTTAAAGATGTTCAACAGAACACCTATGGAAACCACAATGGAGCCTGAATTTTCAACAGGTAACATTAGATATAGAGCTAGAGAAAGATATTCATTTGGTGTATCTAACTGGCGTGGAGTATTTGCTTCACAAGGAGCCTAAGGTTCTAAACAATAAAGGGAGCATTAGCTCCCTTTTTTTTTGCAATAAACTAATATACAATCGAAGTCTAGGAAAAATAACTATTCTATCGACTGACCTAGCAGACAAGCCAAGACGATAGATTTATTAAGGAGAACTTAATATGGCAAAGAGTACATTTTCAGGTCCAGTTAAATCATTAGCTGGATTTATAACAGCAGGTAATGCTTCAGTAGTTAGCTTAACAGCAGACACTACATTAACAGTTGCTGCACATTCAGGTAAAATTTTAACTTGTAATGACGCAGACGGTAAATTCACTTTACCAAGCATAGTAACAACTGACCCCGGTGATAATACAGACCCAAATCAATTAAACAATCTAGGCGCTTCTTTCTTCTTTGTAGTAGAAACAGCAGCTACAGACATGGATATTTTGACTGACGGTACTGATAAGTTTGTTGGTGGTTTATATTCAGGTAAAGATGATGCTTCAGGTAAAGTATTTATCTCAGCAGCATCTAACGATGTAATCACTATGAATGGTTCTACAAAAGGCGGATTAGCAGGTAGTATCGTTAAAGTAACTGCTATGGCTAGTGCTAAATATGCTGTAGAAGGTATTATTTTAGGCTCAGGCACAATAGTTACACCATTTGCTGACGCATAAGGAGTAAATTATGGCAGACGCAGTAACTTCACAAACCATACAGGATGGCCAGAGAACGGCCATTTTGAAGTTTACTAACGTATCAGATGGCACAGGTGAAAGCGCAGTTAAAAAGGTAGATGTTTCAGCTTTAGAAAAAAACGATAAAGGTGAAGCTTGTACTTCTGTTTCTATATCAAGAATCTACTGGGCATGTGCAGGTATGGGAGTAAATATAGAGTTTGATGCAACTTCAAATGTGCTTGCTATAGGTTTACCAGCAGATAGCACGGGTGATGAGTATTATGATTTGTTTACAGGCATACCTAATAATGCAGGTAGCGGCGTAACAGGTGATATAGACTTTACAACCAAAGGACATTCTAGTGGTGACACTTACTCTATAATTTTAGTATTAACTAAGAATTATTAGATGAATGGCTAAGGCTAAAACAAAACCTAGAAAAGCAAAATCTATAAGAAGAACAGTTGGTAAGGGCGGTAACTATCGCCCTACCAAATCTGGTGCTGGCATGACTAAAAAAGGTGTGGCTGCTTATAGAAAGGCTAATCCCGGTTCTAAGCTAAAAACAGCAGTTACAGGCAAAGTAAAAAAAGGTAGTAAAGCGGCTAAAAGGCGTAAATCTTTTTGTGCTAGGTCTTTGGGACAACTTAAAAAAAGTTCAGCAAAAACAAGAAACAATCCTAACTCTAGGATTAGACAAGCAAGAAGAAGATGGAAGTGTTAGATGCCCTTAGCTAAAGGTAAAAGCAGAAAAACAATTAGTAAAAATATTAGACTACTTAAAAAAGAAGGTAGACCACAGAAACAAGCTGTGGCTATAGCATTAAGTAAAGCTAAGAAAAAAAGAAAAAGAAGGTAAATATTATGGCAAAAAAATCTACTGCACCAAGTAATGTTACAAATCCCGGATTATATTCAAGAGTAAAAGCAGAAGCTAAGCGCAAATTTGATGTTTTTCCCAGCGCATACGCCTCAGCATGGCTTGTAAAAACATACAAAAAAAGAGGTGGTAAGTATAAGGGTGCAAAAGGTAAAGCTATGGGAGGAGTTATATACGCTAAAAATGGCGGTTTTATAGCAAAAGGCTGTGGTGCAGTAATGCAAAACAGAAGAAAAAAAACAAAAATGCGTGGTAGGTAATGAAAGGACTTACTAAGTGGTTTGCCGAAGATTGGGTTGATATTGGCTCAAAAAAGAAAGGTGGTGGCCATAAAAAGTGCGGTAGAAAAAAAGCCAAAGGTTCTAAAAGAAAATATCCAAAGTGTGTGCCTAAAAGGGTTGCTAATCGTATGACTAAAGCACAAAAACGTTCTGCTGTGAAAAGAAAAAGAGCAAGAAAGCAAGGTGTTGGCGGCAAGCCAACAAACGTAAAAACATTTGTAAAGAAGAAAAAATGATTAGTCAACAGCTTATAAGACAAGAGGTTAGAGATTGGTCTAAGGAAGTATTAGAAACAGATAAACCAGTATGTCCTTATGCAAAAAAAACATGGGAAAACAATAGGGTAGACGTAATATTGTCTAAATGTTTACATTGGACAGACCTAGTAGATATAACTAAAAATTTTCCTACAGACAAAGATGTTATTATTTATTGTGATACAAACATGGATTTAGACATGTTTACTTTTGATAGTAGAATAGCCATGTTAAATGCTTTTGTTAATAGTGAAAACTTGTGGGTCATGGGTTTTCATCAACAACATGATGAAAAGGTTGTAGTAGACCAAGAACATTTTGAGCCACATTTTGACGAAAGTTATAATATGGTTTTTATGCAAAAATTAGATGAATTGAATAAAGCATCTGAAACATTAGAAAAAATAGGGTATTATAAAGATTGGGATGTAAAAGATTTCCAAGATATTTTGAAACGAAGGAGTAAAAAGTGAAAAATAAATTAAAAGGCTTAAAAAAATTAGTAGGCAGTTTATCTAAGGGTGACAAAGCAGAATTAGCCAAGTCAATGAAACAAGGCAATGCTGTAAAAATGGCAGGCGGTGGCGCAGTTCCTAAATCAGGTGTTGTAAAAGTCGGAAAAGGTGGCATGCCTAAAGCTGGTGTTAAGAAAATGATGGGTGGTGGCAAAGCTGGCGTTAAGAAAATGAAAGGCGGTGGTAAGGCTAAATCAGGTGTCAAAAAGAAAACTGGTGTCAAAAAAATGATGGGTGGCGGTAAAGCTGGCGTCAAGAAAATGATGGGCGGTGGAAAAGCTGGTGTTAAAAAAATGATGGGTGGAGGCAAGGCAGGTGTTAAAAAACTTGGTAGAGGTGGCTCAGCCAAAAAAAAGAAGTAAATTATGGCTGAATTAACTATTGCACAAAAACGCAAAATGATTGCAGAACTAAAAAAAGCATCTAGGTTGCATGCAAACCAAGCAGCTAGATTAGAAAAAACTTTAAAAAAAACTAAAAAGAAAAAGTAATGTCACTATCAAATAGTAAAAACTTCGAACTTGATGTTGCCGATTATGTCGAGGAAGCGTTTGAAAGATGTGGCTTAGAGCTACGAACTGCTTACGACTTACGTACTGCAAGAAGAAGTCTTAACTTATTGTTGGCAGAATGGGCAAACAGAGGCCTTAATCAGTGGACTATACAAGAAAAAACTGTAACCATGGTCAAAGACACTACTACTTATAATGTAGATTCTAGTGTAGCGAGTGCGCCAATTGACGTGTTAGATTCTTTTGTTAGACAAACTGTTAACTCAGAAAACTCCGACTTACAAATGACAAGATTATCAAGAAGCGAATACGCATCTATTCCTAACAAATCTACCACAGGCAAACCTTTACAGTTCTTTATTGATAAACAAATTAATCCAACAATAAGTGTTTATCCTACTCCTGATAAATCAACAACTTATACAGTACACATGAATGTGCTTACTCGCATGGATGATGTGGATGCAGCTACAGACACTCTACAAATGCCTTTTAGGTTTTATCCTTGTTTGGCTGCTGGTTTAGCATACTATTTATCTATCAAAAAAAGTCCCGAAAAAACAGCAATGTTAAAGACAATTTACGATGAGGAGTTTCAGAGAGCTTTAGCAGCAGACGAGGACAGAGCATCAGTAAAAATTACGCCTGATGTATCTCATTACAATATTGCTTGATGTCTTTTGCTACTAACAAAAATCCATACGCAATATGCGATAGATGTGGCTTTAGATATTTTTTACGTGAGTTGCGTAAAGAGTGGAATGGTCTAAAAACATGTCATGAGTGTTATGAATCAAAACACCCACAGCTTGAACCAAGAACAAATAAGGTAGACCCCCAAGCCGTTAGAGAGCCTAGACCTGACATAAGCATATCCCCTACAATTTTTACAGTTTATACAAACTTTGACCTTGGTATTATAGGTACAAAAATTACAACACCTGATAGCATGACAAGTGCTTTAGGTACAGTTACAATAACCACATCATGAGTTTTACGTTATCCACTTTAAAAACTGCGATACAAGATTATTTAGAAACAGATGAAACTACCTTTGTAAATAATTTAAACAACATAATATTACAAGCAGAAGAAAGAATACTTAAAACAGTACAGTTGCCTGTTCAAAGAAAAAATGTTCAAGGTAATGTAACCACAGATAATAGATTTTTAGGCACGCCAACAGATTTTTTGGCACCCTTTTCGTTGGCTGTAATAAGTTCTAACACATACGATTATTTAGATTTAAAACATAACTCTTTTATTAAAGAGTTTGTGTCTAGCACGGCAACAAGAGGCACCCCAAGATATTATGCAATATTTGACCAAAGTAGTTTTGAAGTAGCACCTGTACCTGACAGTAATTACACCATGGAGTTACATTATTTGGCTAAGCCAACTTCTCTTACATCTGGTGCAGACTCAGGAACTACTTATCTGTCTACAGATGCTCCTGATACTTTGTTATACGGTTGTTTATTAGAGGGTGCAATATTTTTAAAACTACCTGCTGACGACATTGGTATGTATGAGGCTAGATTTAAAGAAAGTTTATTAAGATTAAAAAATCTCGGTGAGGGTCGAGATACAAGAGATGAATTGAGGTATGATTCACTAAGAATTAACGTTACATAACTTACATTTTTGAGAGAGAGAGATGAAACCAATTAAAAAATTAAACGGTAAAACCGTTGCAATTGTAGGCTTGGGTAAAAGTTGGTTTGACTTTTGTTTAGCCAAATCACACGGCGTAAAATTTGACGAGGTATGGGCAATAAACGCCGTAGCATCTGTAATTTACCACGATAGAGTTTTTATGATGGACCCGCCGTCAAGATTTTTAGATACAGACCATGCTGGTGGACAAACCGACAGCATGAAAGAGTTACTAACAAATCATAACAAACCTATCTATACGTGCGAAATAGATAAAAGATGTAAAAATCTTATTGAATATCCTGTAAAAGAAATAGTTAAAGACACAAATTGTCATTATCTAAATAACACAGTCGCTTATACTGTGGCCTTTGCTTATTGGAATGATGTGGCAAATATTAAGCTATTTGGCATTGATTTTACATATAGCAACAATTTACATTTTGCTGAGCAAGGTAGAGCTTGTGTAGAATTTTGGTTAGTTAAGTGCATGGAAAAAGGCATACAAGTTGAGGTAGCAGCAACCAGTTCTTTGTTAGATACCAATGTGCCGGGACAACAAAGACTTTACGGTTATCATAGATTACAAGACCCTTATGTGCCTGTAGATGGTACTGACGGCATAGAATTAAAGAAAATAAGCGAAATGACTGTGCAAAAACATAAAATATTGCCACAAGTTGCAGACAGATACGATAGTCATTTAAAACCCCCGGAGCCTAACAAATGGTAATAAAAATAACTCCTGATGGTGTGCCTGAACTTGGCATGGTAGAAGTTTCAACAACCAAGTATGGTGGACATCCTCCTGAGTTTTGGGCAGAGCAATTGACAGATAAAATAGTTGGTGTTTCTGACGACAATGAAGAACACGTTAAAGCACAAGCTAGAGCTTATAGAAATTTAATTTATAAAGTTTGTTTGATATATATTGAAAATGCTATAAAATCTTATAAAGCTACCTTAATACAAGATTTATGTAAGGGAGGTAGTGAGGATTTAGCAAAAATAATAAAAGGTATTTAATATGGCAATATCATCAACACTAACAACAAGTTTTAAAGTAGAACTTTTAACAGGCACACATAATTTTACAAATTCTAGTGGCAACACTTTTAAATTAGCCTTGTATACAAGTTCTGCTACTCTTGGTGCTACTACTACTGCTTTTACTACAACAGGACAAGCAAGTGGTACAAACTATACTTCAGGTGGTGCGGCGTTAACTAATGTAACACCGTCAGCCACAGGCACTACTGCTGTAACTGATTTTGCTGATTTAACATTCAGCACAGCTACAATAACTGCAAGAGGTTGTATGATTTACAATGATACAAACAGTGATAAGTCAGTAGCAACGATAGACTTTGGTGGAGATAAAACCTCCACAGCAGGTGACTTTACTATAGTATTTCCAGCAAAAGCAGCATCAACGGCTATAATTAGAATAGCTTAAAATGAAACATGCCGTTTGCAAAGTTTCAGTTTAAAGCTGGTATAGACAAAGAAGGAACCAATCTTACCAATGCTGGTGGTTGGTTTGATGCGTCTTTAGTAAGGTTTAGAAAAGGTTTTGCAGAAAAAATAGGCGGTTGGACAAAACAAACGACAGCAACATTTTTAGGCACTTGTCGTAAATTATTTCCATGGATTTCATTAGAGGGTGCAAAATACCTTTTTGTCGGAACGCACCTAAAAGCAAACATACTAGAAGGCGACAATTTAGCAGATATTACTCCTATCAGATTAACTACATCTGCGGGCGATGTTACATTTGCTGGAAAAGCAAATACACTTTCTTCAAGTATTTCTGCTACTGACACTACTATACCATTAACAAGTTCAACAGGATTTCCTGCAAGTGGAACAATACAGATAGGAAGCGAAACTATTAATTATGCAGCCGTATCAGGTAACAACTTGATTGGTGCAACAAGAGGAGCAGAAAGCACCACAGCAGCAACGCACAGTTCATCTGATGCTGTTTTGTGCGCTACAATTACTATTACTGATACGAGCCACGGTGCTGTGCAAAACGATTTTGTTACATTTAGTGGTGCATCAAGTTTAGGTGGCAATATAACTGCTAACGTTCTAAATCAAGAATATCAAGTTTTAAATGTAATTGATGCAAATAGTTACACTATAAAAGCAAAAGATACTTCTAGTAATATAGTTTTTGCAAACTCATCAGATAGCGGTAATGGTGGTTCATCAGTTGTTGGTGCATATCAACTTAATTCAGGATTAGATGTTTTTGTACAAGCATCAGGTTGGGGTGTAAGCACATGGGGTGCAGGTGGCTTTGGTTCATCTACAAGCCTATCTTTTACAAATCAACTAAGATTATGGTCTGCTGATAATTTTGGAGAAGATTTAATTTTACATGCACGTGGAGGTGGTATTTTTTATTGGGACGAAAGCAATGGCACTAGCACTAGGGCAGTAAATATAACATCATTATCAGGCTCTAATTTAGCACCTACAGTAGGTCTACAAACAATCGTAAGTGACACTGATAGGCATGTTATTGTATTAGGTTCTGACTCTGTAGCAAGTGGCGCACGTACAGGTTCAATAGACCCTATGTTAGTTGTATTTTCTGACCAAGAAAGCATTACAGAGTTTGAGCCTAAGACAACAAACACAGCAGGCTCTGTTAGATTATCTTCAGGTAGTGAAATAAGGGGTGGCATAAGAGCAAGACAAGAAATACTAATTTGGACTGATACATCTATGTACAGCATGCAGTTCGTAGGTCCACCACTAACATTTGCTTTAAATTTAATAAACGAAGGTACAGGTATGATTGGGCCTAATGCAGCCATAAATTCACCAAATGGAGTGTTTTGGATGGGTGATGATGGTTTTTATTCTTATACAGGTTCTGTACAAAAATTACCTTGTAGTGTTTTGAGTTACGTGCAAGAAGATTTAGATTTAAGCCAAGCCTTCAAAGTGTTTGCAATCCTTAACAAAGAATACAATGAAGTATGGTGGTTTTATCCAGCAGAAAGCGATGGCACAGAAGAAATATCAAGATATGTTATTTACAACTACTTAGAGGGCGTTTGGTCAATAGGACAATTAGTAAGAACAGCATGGGTAGACCAAAATATATTTGATAAGCCTTTGGCTACCAATAGTGGTGTTATATTTGCACATGAAAGTGGTGAGGATGATGATGGCTTGCCGATGGACGGTGTTTTTATAGAAAGTGCTGATTTTGATTTGCAAGACGGTAATGATTTTGCTTTTGTTAGAAGAATGATGCCTGATGTAAAATTTTATGGAACAAATGTTACTTCTGGCGGTCCACAAATTAATATGTTGCTTAAAACAAGAAATACACCTAGCGAATCTTTAACCACAAGAGCTACTAAAGATATTTCTAATAATACTGCACAAGTGCATGTTAGAGCTAGAGGCAGACAAGCAGTTTTAAGAGTGCAAAGTGACGATGATGCTGCAACAGGAAATAGATTAGGAGTTAAATGGCGACTTGGTTTTACAAGGCTAGATATACAACCTGACGGTAAAAGATAGTGGCTAAGCTACTACCGTCTAGGTTACCCATTGCTTTAGAAGAGGTTACGCCTGAAACATTTAATAAATTAGTCAGAATATTAGAAATAAATTTAGGTCAGTTTGACCCTAACAGAACACCAAGATTTAACGATACTGAAATAGCAGAGTTTAAGTTTTTACAAGGCGATGTAATATTTAATACGAGCAAGGAAGTCTTACAGGTGTACAATGGTAATGATTTTATTAATTTAACCATAGATGCTAATGAAAAAGGCTTAAAAGCAACTACATCATTAGGCTTTGTTTCAGTGAAAACAAGTGGTAATATATCTGTAAACATAAATTAGGGTAGAAGTATGGCAACATTACAAGAAAGAATTAACATGTTAGCTGGCGAAATGGAGTCTCCAAGACCACAGTTATCGTCTGAAGTGCAACTCAGTAAAGACATGTCAGATAACACCATTGAACAAAACATAGCTGCAATACAGCAACAAATGGATGATGCTGTTAAAATGCCACCCGAACGACAACAATTTATACAAGCAAGACAAGAATTGATTGACGAGGTGCTTATGCCGTTGTCTGATTCAGGATATAGCGACATAGTTAATATTATATTGACTAAACCAAAAGACTCGCCAGAACACGACCAAGCCTCAATAGCTTTAGCGGAAATTATGGCGCAAGTAGATGAAGAGTTTAACCCTGAAGAATTTGATATGATGATTAATATGGTATCAAAAGAACCAAGACCAGCAGATTTAATAAATCCTGAAGGATTGCCTGACTCACCACCAACCCCACCAAGGCCAATGCCTATGGGTATAGAAGGTTTAAAATAATATGCCACACATGGAATCACAAATGAAAGGATTAGCAAGTTTAGGTAGATTTGAAGATGACACCTTAGCACACGTTGCTACAGGTGAAATGATAGTACCACCACAGTCTATAACACCACAAACAAGAAGCATGATTGAGTCAGATATGATGAACATGGGTATGAACCCAAATCAATATGTGGTGGGCGGTGAAAATTCAATAAACCCAAATACAGGTATGCCTGAGTTTTTTATTAAAAAATTATTTAAAAAAGTAAAAAATATTGTAAAGAAAGTTGCACCAATAGCAATAAACTTTATACCCGGCATGCAAGCACTTGGACCTTTACAAAAAGCTTTAGTTGCAACAGGTGTCGGCAAAGCATCAGGCATGTCTACTAAAGAAGCATTACTTAGTGGTGCGTTAAGTTTTGGTGGTAGCAAAATAGGTAGCGCAGTAAAAGGTGGTAAGTTTTCAAGATTAAAAAATTTTTTTACACCCGGTGAAGGTGCAGAAGGCATACTAAAAAGTAGGTTTGGTATTGGCAAAGGAACATTAGGGCCTAATATAAGAAAAGGTATTGGACAGTTTTTTGGTCAAGCTTTTACACCACAAGACCAATTACCACAGGTTGATGTTGTTGATGGCGGGCCTTTTGGTGGTCAAACATACACTATAGAAGGAGAGCCAGTTACAGTAGCAGAATTACAAAAAATGGGTTTTAGTTTCGATGCTGCTGGTAATCCCATAGCGCCAACGCAAACACAACCTATGGGTAACTTTATGGATGGTAAATCACCTATGGAGTTTTTAAGCGCAAAGCTTTTACCACAGGGCGTTGAAAATGTTTTAGGCACAGGTCCGGGCGGTACATTTGGCGGTGGCACAGGAACAGGAACAGGAACTGGAACAGGTACAGGCAGTGGTGCAGGCGGTGGTTTAGGAAATTTAGCAATATCAGGTCTTGCTGGATTAGTTGGCAAGCTAGCTTATGAAGAAGCACAGAAAAATAAAGGTGTGCCACTTACACCACTAACAACTATGGACCAATTAGGCAGATACAACATAGCTGCTGAGATTGCTAGACAAAAAGGTGAAGAAATGCCAAGCAGAGTAGAGTTTGGACTAAACCCTTCAGGTATGCCTGTATTACAAGGTAGTGGCACAGGTATAACACCTAGAAGTGCTGCTATGGGAGGCATCATGGCTTTTGCAGATGGTGGCGTAGTACAGATGCAGGATGGTGGTGAGCCACCTATTGACCCTGCAAACTTTCCACCTATGGACGGAGATATAAACGGTCCGGGTACAGAAACATCGGACGATATACCAGCTATGTTATCAGATGGTGAGTTTGTCATGACAGCAAAAGCTGTAAGAGGCGCTGGTGGTTTTGATATGGCAAAGGGTGATAATGGTATTGTTACATTAACACCTAGCGGTAACCCCGGTAGAGAATCAGGCACAAGGATTATGTATAAACTTATGGAACACTTTGGGAGTATGGCGTAATGGCTGAACCACAAGAACCTATTGCATTAGACGTACAACAAACGTTTAGAACTTTAGACCCAGCAACAAGAGAATTATTTTATGGCTCAGGCATACCCGGAACTGCATCATTTAGACCGGGATTTTTGCAACAAGCATTTCAAGCTAGCAACAGAACCTTTTTTGATGAGCAAGGTAATCCAATTATTGCACCACAAAGAGTTGCTGGCTTATCACCTGAACAAGCTAGAGCCATACAATTATCAAGACAAGCTACAGGCATACAAACACCATTTTTAGAACAGGCAGGGCAATCCTTAGGCACAGGCTTAGAAACTTTATTTGGTGGCTTAGGCGAAGCGAGAGATATTGCAAGAGGTGCAGAAGCTGGTTTTGGTACAGGATTAGATGCAGCCAGTGAATTTTTAAGAAGAGGTGGCACGGGTCAGTTTAGTCAAGATATGACACAACAGTTTTTAGACCCGTTTGAACAAGCGGTAGTTGACCAAACAAGAGAAGATATTTTAGAAGCTGGTGCAAAACAGGATATACAAGCTAGAGCATCAGACATCGCTAGAGGTGGTGAGTCTGCTTTTGGTTCAAGAGCAAGGTTAGGAGCCACAGAGAGACAAGAAGCGCTTGGAAGAGGCTTAGGTGAAGCCTTAGCAGGTATTAGAAGTAGAGGTTTTCAACAAGCGCAACAATCAGCTTTAGGTGAGTTTGGTAGACAGCAACAAGCTTTAACCGGGCTTGGTGGTAGTTTAGCAGGTGTAGCAGGACAAAGAGCCGCAGGATTACGTGGTTTAGGTAGCACTATTGCAGGCCTAGGTCAAACAGGACAACAAGCATTGTTTGGAGCAGGTAGTGCTGTGTCTAATTTAGGCACACAGGCTCAACAAGCTGCACAAGCAGATATACAAAGAAGTTTAGGAATAGGTGGTTTGACACAAGGACAACAACAAGCTCAACTTGATGCAGCAAGAGCCAATGCGATGCAACAACAAATGGCACCACTACAGCAGATGCAATCCTTATTGCCGTTTGTATCAGCAGTACCCGCAGGCTTTAGTAATATACAAACACAATTTGGTACTCAGCCATCGCCCTTAATGGCTGGTTTAGGTGCAGGTTTAAGCACATTAGGTGGGTTAGGAAGTTTCTTTAATCCACCACAAACTAATATTAATTATGGTTCCCCTCAAACCCAACAAGAAGAGCCTGCACCACCAATTCAACCACAACAACAAACTCCACCACCAAGCTTTCAACAAGGTTTCGGTTTCTAATGACTATAAGTAGAATGGGTATATCTTCGTTAATGGGTTTCGCAAATGGTGGCGATGCAGATGCAAACTTACAAAATAACAATCAACAAGGTCTTAAGACCTTAGTCTTGCAGGCTCTTAAGCCGCCCGCGGTTGATGTAAACAAAAAAGCAAAAGAGTATCAACAGGTTTTACAAAGCACAGTAAGACCACCAACAAGGCCTAGCTTTTTCGATTTAGCCTCTGATATTGGGGCAGCGCTTTTAGCACAGCCAGCCAAAGAAAGATTCCCCTCCATAGGTAGAAGTATTGGCATTGGTTTTCAAAACTTTAAACAAGAGTTAGATGCAAAAAATAAAGCCATTGATGAACAAATGGATAAAATAGCATTGCAATCAGTTAGCATGGCTTTGGGCGATAAACAAAAAGCAGAACAAAATTACAACGATTTGTTGTATAAAGAAATGTTAAACGCTATCGACCCTGACAGGGGTACTGCTGTTACTTATGGTAAAAAAGCTACAGATGGCACTATGTCTTATCAAACTTTTGGTAATAAAGAACTGGATAAGATTAAAGATGCAACAGAAGCTGGATATTTAAAAGTTGAGAAGCCTATGGTACAAATAGGTGGTGGTTCTACAGGATTAGATGAATTTTATAAAGGAGTCGGTAGAGCTGCAGCTAAAAGTGAAGAAGTATATGGACAAGATTATGAGCTTGCACAAAAAAGTAATCAGTTACTTGACCAAATGGAAAGTTACGGTCAAGATTTACCTGAAGAAGCTTTTGGTTTAGCGCCTCAGGTGTTTGAGCCTATCAACAGATTTATAATATCTTTTCCCGGCATTAGAGATTTACCCATTGCAGACGGTCTAGCAGAAATACAAAGCAAAAGAGAGCCAATGGCTAGTGTCACCGTAAATTTAGCTATGATGAACGTGCAAAAAACCAAAGGACCTATTTCTGATACAGAAATGAGATTATTTATTAGCTCTATACCTAGTATTGCACAAACCAAAGACGGTTATTACAACACTATAAAAATTATGCGAGAAATAAATGACTTTATTATAAATTTTGAAACTGCAAGACTTAAAGAAAGAGATAGTTATTTGTCAAGAGATGGAGGTACTGTTTCAGGATTACAAGCACACATGAAAGGTTGGGAAACAGAATGGCGACAAAAAAACAGAGTCTTCTCAAAAGACCAATTAGATATGTTTAGGGATAAAGCATTAGAAACTGAGGCTAATGCAGACAGAAAGAAAATTGCAGATGAAGCGCTAAGATATTTTGATACAGTTAGCACGGTGACTACAACTCCACAAAAAACAGACATTAACGATTTTACAGAGGATGAAATTCAAGAACTTTTGGACAAATTAAATACTTAACATGGCTGAGTTTACAAAAGAAGAATTACAAGCTGAATTAGAATTAAGGAAGCGCAACAAACCATCAAACGAAATAGATGCAGTTATTGCATCTTTGACCAATGATGAGGGCGCTAGAATTGAATACCTCAAAAGAAAAAGATTTCCTGATAACCCTAATGTCATATATTTCAAAGATGAAGACAACGATTTGGCTTACATAGACCCTACGACCAAAGAAATAAAAAAAGAGTTTAGAGAATATAATGATTGGGTAGATAGCTATGATATTTTTGGCAAAATAATACCTGCTGTACAAGTTGGAGCAGAAATTGTTGGAGGTATTCTTGGACTAGAGGGTGGATATAAAGGGCAAACAATAAACATGCGAGGCATTTCTATACCATTGCCAAAGGGTAGATTGGGTGGTGCTGGGGGTGGTGCATTTGGCACAGGTCTTGCAAGTGGTGCAGTATATACAGGCAGAGAAATATTATCAGAGTTGGTTGGTGGTCCTGAACTTAATTTTGATAAACTAGCAGACGATTTGGTCACGAATTCTATTTTTGGTGGCATACCTATCGGCATCAGTCAACAGGCTAAAATTATAAACAAATTTGGTTATGCAGGTGGAGATAATGATTTAGGCCTAATTATGAGGACAGCGCAAGATGCAGACAATCAAACTGCAAGAAAACAGGCAAAAGAAGATTTCGGCATAGATTTGACAGTTGCGGAAATAGAATATGGAAAAAACCCATCTAGGTTGGTACAACTACAAAGTTATTTATCTAGGGGTAAAGAGGGATATAAGTTAGCAGATTACTATGCAAACACTTCAGCACAAATAGATGAGGCTTTAGATACTTATTTAGCCGAATTACAATCTGGTAAATATGTGACAGGAAAAAAAGCAGCAAGCATCACAGGAGAGGGTGACGCAAATCCCCTAGAAACAGCTAAAAACATATCAGAAAACGTAATTAAAAAAATGGCTGAAAAAAAAGAGGCTAGATATTTAAACTTACTTAATAAAGCAAAAGAAGAAACAAGAGTATATTATTATGGTTCTGACGGAAACTTGTTAGACCCCATACAACAAGCAGATATACAAGACTTATTACTTGGTGTAGACGATGCTACTGCAAACGCATACATGAAACAAAATGGACTAACCGCCAAAAATGAATTAATAAAAATAGACGTAATGCCAATAATAAATAAGATAGATGAACAAATGGCACAAACAAATAGTCCTATTGTTAAAGAAACTTTAGAAAAGATTAAAAAAACTTTTTATGACGGTGACACATTAAAAAGCACACTTGCAGACCTAGATGAAGTAAGAAAAATTGATTTAGATAATCTTGCTACAACTAATGTGAAACAGGGAGCTTATCAAAAATCTAAATTACCTTATCATTTTAAACAAGAGTTAAATCATCTTATGAAATTGGCTTCGGAAGATTATAAGTTAGCTAACAGTGTATATGACCCAACCAAGCCGCACACACAGGTGTTAGAAAAAAGCATTGTAGGTGTGTTAAGTAAAGTAATTGGTGATGACACTAAAACAGCTAAAACATTGCAAAGAATTTTTAAGGGAAATGCATCAGAAAGAGAAGTAAGAGCATTTAGAAGATTGATGCAAACAAAAGACGCACAAGCTTTTCAAAATCTTAAACACATGTTTTTACAAGATGAAATAGCAACTGCTTCAGGTATGCCACAATTTATAAGAAAGGTCGGTTTTGGTAATTTAGACCCACGCTATGTTAACGCACTAGATGAAAAAAGATTAGCAAACAAAAATTTTATTGATGCCATAGAACAATTTGGTAGAAATTCGCAAGAAGCTACTATTGCTGGCAATACAAAAAGATTAGCAGATGATAAATTTACGGAAGCGTCTAGGTTTTTAGACCAAAGAAAAAAAGTATATCAATCTTTGTTTGAGCCAGAAGAGTTTGAAACTTTGGTAAGACTTATGGACACAATACAAAAAGCAAGTTTTATTAAAGGTAGAAGTGAATCTGCTACTTATGGCTTTCAACAAATTAGAGAGGATATAGTTGACCAATTTAGGGGTAAAAGTGGCAAATTAGCAGATGCTGTATTGAATTTACTAAATTTAATAACACCAAGGGCGGCTAGAGATACTTTTAAAAAAAATACAGCAGACCAAACTGAAAGATTAATGATAGACATGCTTACATCTGCTCCTGAAAATTTAGATACTTTAAATGAAGCAATGAATGTTGTGTTACCTTACCTTTATGCTAGCCAACAAGCTACAACAAGAGGCGCTAGAGAAATAAGAAGAGAAGAAGATGAAAACGTAATGACACAAGACGATGTGATTGAGGGGTTACAAGAAATAGACTCTAACCTACAATCACAGCTAGATAGTGCATTAGAATCATTCACACCATCAAACATACCAATAGTGCCACCAGCAAATGCTGTCACGCCTGATGCAATGTTATCTGAAACTGTGTTACCCAACCCTGATGATAGAGAGATAGCCAGAAGGCTAGTGACAGGTAGAGGTGGTATTGGTTCTTTAGCTTAGTCTTCAGCTACAGCCATAACTTCTTTATGACGTTTTTCAACCATAAGACTGATTTCATCAATTTTTTTTCTGCGCTCAGATGTGCAGATTTCTTCTAACATTTTATATGTTTCTAAATCTACAGTAAGGGTCCTGTAGCCTTTGTTGTAGTCGCCCATTTAAAACTCCGTATAATGTTGCATTAATCTTAACTTAATGTAATATATTTTAACACCATGAAAAAAATTCACAACATAAATATACCACTATCTTCTGACCCAGTTATTAAGAAAATTAAAAGAATAAACGATAAGCCTATAAGTCATGGCAACAAGGTATGGAACTCATCACTAACTATCATAGACTTTCTATCTCGATATAATCTACAAGACATAAACACAGTCGTTGATGTTGGTTGTGGCTGGGGTCTTGTATTAGCATATTTACAAAAACAAGGATTTGATTGTGGTGGCATAGATATAGATGAAAGCATGCAAGATTATGTAGGTGTGGTAAACCAAATCAACAATACAGATGTTGAAGTTATTTACATGGATTACACAGAACTGCCAAAAAAAGCTTTTGAACAAATTGATTTGTTGATTGGTTGTGATATTTGTTATTGGGAAACACACATTGATAATATTGTAAGTTTGGTAAAAAAATCCCAAGGCACCACATTAATTGCTGACCCCGGAAGAGATACATTTTGGAAACTAACGGAAAAGGTTGAAGGTAACTTACACGAAATTAAATTAAAAAAACCACGAAAAGTTCATGGTTATGTGTATGAGATATTGCCTTAAGTTTTATTTTTATAACCTTTAATACCGACTGCAAACATAGTCTTTTTGGTATTGTCAGGTAGGTCGTGCCAAGCTGCTGCAATTTCTTTATTAGAAAGTTTGTGCATACGTTGTGGTAAAAAGCTAACGGCCAAATGCAAGATGAAGTCTATTCTTTTTTCATCAGTAAATCCATTATCTAATAAATAATTTTTTCTTTCTTGGTGTGTATTATATTGGCTTGCTTTGTCCGCCCAATACAAATGGTCGTGTTGTGGTTTCATGGAAGGCTTAGAGGTCAAGTAATAACCATTGGGGGGGTTTGTGATGGACTCAACCTCTGCACCTTATAAATCTGTTAAATGCACTTCAACGATTTTATTATGCAAATTGAATGGCGTGTAGATTCCTGTCTTTTTACATAACTGCATTTGTTCTATTGCTTTTTCGTTTAGCGACCTGCCGTATTCTACTGACTCAGGACTAAGCTCATATACTGCATACGGATATGGTTGTGTCTTTTGTATTGCCAAAAACTGAAACCTATCAACGTCAATTAGGCCAACTGATGCTGCCGCATCTAAATAAAACGCAGCCTGTTGATGATAACCAAAGTTGCGAATGGCTCTTTTAAACCCAGACGGACTAGCATCTCTACAAGTTTTCAAATCAATAATGACATTGTTTTGCAACATATCAAATCGTGCTTTACACAAATGACCATAATAATCAAAAACAATACTTACCTCAGTCTTATCATCCTTTTGTGGTTTGAAAGCATCTAAAACTTCTACTCTGCCTTGACAAGCATCGTATAGGTCTTGCGATACTACACTTCTGTCGTTAACAGATGCCATAAAATCTTCGTAAGCTTCTTTACCTGCTTTAGTTCTTTTATCCACCTGTGGCGCTACCACAAACTCATCGTGAAACACATGTGGTTCTAAAAACAAACAATGTTGCAATCTACCTTCTACAAAGAAGCTTGCTTCACTGTTAGGCTTTTCTTCATACTTCCATGTGTATGGGTCTTTTATAAAAGATGTTAAGTCGTGAGAACGTATAGCATCGAGGTCATTGTATTTATTAAAAGGCATGTCTAAATAGATGCCTTCTTCAATTACCTCAACACTATCCTTGGGAGTAAACTTGATTACGTTATCCACTATTAAAACGGCAATGATTCGTCTTCATCATCTGCAAGTTCTTCGTCAGATGGAAAAGCTTTTTCTTGGTTCATTGAATCTAAAGATTCAAACTCAGACTTATCACTTGGTTTGTTATCTTTAGTTTTAACTTCAATAGAATCATCTATTTTAGTTTGTAACCAACTAGGTAAATCCACCCATACGCCAATCATATCTTTGTTACCGTTTATATATTCGTCTATGTCAAAAGCAACAACCTCATTTACAGTAGGTTGTTTTTTTGCACCACCATCAGGTGCAAACACATTAACTACTTTAGAGTTACCAGTTTTGGTTTCACCAATTGCAAGTTCGCAAGTCAGTCCTAAAATTTTTGTAAGGTCAAAGCCTTGTAACTCTTCTGGTGTAAAAGGTTTTTTACGCCATTGGCATAAGTCTTTATACAACGCAGACTTTTCATTTAAAGAAAGCGTGTATTGTTTTAATATCGTAAAGGGTCTGCCGTCTTCCATTTTGACATCGTTAAGCTCCCAAGAAATAAATATGCTATGTCTTTTTTTGGTTTCACCCTCAAAAGTTTCATTGTGTGTACCAACATCTACAAGTCTATAACATGTAGCATTGTGGTTTCCTTGTGGTGCTTGTTCGAAAGAACCCCCGCCTGTATCACTAATTGTAAGTGCCATCTATATCTCCTTTTAAAAAAAATTAATAAAGTTCTTGTTATCTCCCTCACATTATTTTATATTGTAAGGTGTTCAAAGCAACATGATAAAGTAAAACAGATGAGAGAGCAAGTATGGGAATAAAAAATGTACAGGGACAAGACAAACAGATAGAAAAACCACTATTAAGTAATGCGATTTTTAAGTTTGAACAATTTTTAGAATCACATGGTTTTGAAGTAAAAGACACTTTAGAAATCAACCCAGAGAAACCACAAAGAGCTTTTACCACCATTAATAACAAAAGAGCTTTGTCAGGTTATTATGCTTTCTACGATAACTATGGTACGCCTGTAGGCTTTGCTGCTGATTATCGTACCGGGCAAACACATAAGTTTAAAATATCAGGCACTAGGTCTAGCAAAGTAAACACTGAAGCTTTAGAAAGATTTAAGCAAGAAGCTAAAGAAAGCCAAGAACATAAATGGATAAAAGTTTCAGATAAGGCACAAACGATTTGGGGTGTGGCACTGCCATGCGACTCTCATCCATACTTGTCAAGTAAAGGTGTTGCATCCCATTCCCTACGTTCACATAAGGGCAATCTCATCATACCCATACTAGATGAAACAGGTAAGCTGTGGAGTCTACAAATGATTGATGAAGGTGGTGCAAAAAGATTTCTGCCGGGAGGTAAGACGGGTGGTTGCTTTTACATTATTGGCACTAACCTTATTAAAGAAGCCCTACAGGTTGGCCTAGCTGAAGGTTATGCAACTTGCATGACTATCTACGAGCAAAAAAAGATACCTATGGTGGTCTGTTTCAATGCAGGTAATCTTAAAAGCGTATCGCAAAAATTAGCTGATGCACTGCCCGGCAAAGAGTTTACTATTTATGCAGACAACGACACTAACGAGGTTGGTGTTACAAAAGCGGTAGAAGCCGCACAGATATCTAATGCAGAAGTGGTAATGCCTGAAGAAGAAGGCATGGATTTTAACGACCAAGTAGCTGTTACAGGAGAGCTGATAGAGAAGCGTGTAGCAGTGCCTGAGTTGGTAGAGTATGCCAAGACATCGAACGGTAGAATTATGGCTACCACAGACAACTACGAAGCTCTTATGGGCAGTCACGGTATTGAGTGTTATTACGATGTAATTAAAAAACGCATAGACATACACATACCTAACTTTGTGCCAATAGCTGATTTAAAAGATGAGGCTTTATTGGTAGAGGTTGAGAACCTATGTATCAAAAACTTTGTGCCACATCAAAGAGTCAGAGACGCTATGAAGATAATAGCTAAAGAAGTCAACCCGGTAGCAAGGTGGATAGATTCTAAGCCTTGGGATGGTATTAACAGGGTTGATGAATTTTGCAACACGGTCAGCAGTAAAGATACGCAACTAAAAAACATGCTTATGCGCAAATGGTTACTATCATGTGTTGCTGCTGCCTTTGAAGTAGACGGTGTGGCCTTAGAAGGCTTGCTAGTGTTTCAAGGCGCACAAGGTATGGGTAAGACATTGTGGTTCAAACGACTCGCTGATTTTGGTAAGGGTTGGTTGTTAGAAGGCGCAACACTAGACCCAAAAGATAAAGATTCCGTAAAGAAAGCTGTCAGTCATTGGATTGTAGAACTGGGTGAGCTAGAGTCTACTTTTAAGAAAGCAGACATCAATCAACTCAAAGCGTTCATTACCTCCCGCAGCGATGAGATGCGTTTGCCCTATGACCGAAGTTTTACAAACTACCAAAGGCGTACAGCTTTCTTTGCATCTGTGAACGAGCCTGAGTTTTTAGCAGACGGTAGTGGTAATAGAAGATTTTGGTGCATTAAGGTTACAGACATAAACCCTCACCATGGTATTGATATGCAACAAGTGTGGGCAGAGGTTAAGGCAACTATCTATGAGCCGGGCAATAAGAATTGGTACCTAAGCACAGAGGAAAGAGATATGTTGCAAGAAAGCAATGAAGGTTTCAGAACACAGGGTGCGGTCGAAGACTTGCTGTTGCAACACGTGGACTTTATGGCTGACGCAGAAGACAAAGAGCCATGGCAACTTACAGCCTTGCTCAGAGCATTGGGCATACGCAATCCTCGTAACATAGATTTTAAAGATGCAAGTAGAGTATTGACTGACCGTGGTATTGAACCAAGGAAGACTAACGGTAAAAAAGTTTATGATGTGCATTTAGTTGATTTACCAGATGATAACAAGGTGTGGGAAGAGTCACCGTTTTAATATGAAACCACAATCAGCAAAACAAAAGGGTAGGTTGTTACAGCAGAAGTTTAAACAGATGCTAGTGGACTTACTTGGACTTGATGAAGAAGACTTAGAGAGTAGGCCTATGGGTAGTCAAGGCGAAGATATTATTATGGGCAAGCAATCAAGAGAGAAGTTTCCCTACAGCGTTGAGTGTAAGAATCAGGAAAGTTTAAACGTGTGGAAGTCGTACGACCAAGCACAAACAAATTGCAAGGGTTATGAGCCGTTGTTGGTAATAAAAAGAAACAGGAGCAAAGTCCTAGTAGTTTTAGATGCAGAGTATTTTGTAAAGCTACATACTGATGTTAATTAATTTTTACAAGGAGATAAAAATGTTTAATAAAAAAACTGATGCGTTACAAAACGCAAGCAAGATGACAGGCGAAGAAGTCATTGATACCTATGCAAGATTAAATCTTTACCAAAAAGCAGCAATGCTTAGGCTCTTGGTTAGAGATGTAATTTTTAAAGTCAACAAAGAAGAGGTTAGTGGATTGAACTTTACTGACATAAAAGTTGATGGTGCAATCATAATTGCTGATGAAAAATAAATGAAATAAAGTGTTCAAAAGTGTTGATAATAAATGTTAGCTGTGTATAATATAGGTATATCAAAAAAAAAGGAGAAATGATATGAAAGAATACAAAATTAAACAACACCAAAGAACGAAAGAAATTGTAAGCTTGCTTGGACAAAAAGCAAAGGTTGTGGGCGTTCAAGGAATGTATGCTCAAGGTAAATATGAAGCAAACAGAAAGCTTGCTTTATTTGTAGATAACAAAACGCAAACTTTGTACAGAGTACCAATGTCAATGGTTGTAAAAAACAAGGAGGTGGCGTAATGAAACACACAACTGAGCAAAAAAGAGATAACTTTGCAGAGTTCTACAAACTTGCAAACAAAATGCATCACTTCAGACAGTTTGGTCTTGCTAAGAATAAAGAAGACCTACATTGGAAAGATGAGATGTATGCAGTAATTAATCCAAAAGACTTTAACAAATTTGCAGATGCTGTTGCATTTGTATGTGGTAGTCCTTTGGAAGTTGAAGAAAAGCTGACATACAAGAAGATGGTGGTCTATGCAAGTGGTTATTGGAACTGCATTGGTCAATAATATTAATTTTAAATAGGAGAAAAATATGAAAGATGTAAAAACATTCACAGACAATAGTTGGGTCACTTTTGACAGAACCGAAGTCAACATTGGGGGCATTAGGTTTACAACTACTGAAAACTTTTGGAACGAAGTTGTTGCAGAAGATATGCCAAAAATGAAAGCTTTGCTAGGCAAAGAATTGTTTGAGTTTGCATTAGATGGTGGCGATACCATTGACATTGCAGAAGATGAAGTTTGGGCAAGATAATATAAATTTTAAATAGGAGAAAACCATGGAAAACATACATAAAGATTTAAGTCAAAGTGGTTTGGCAGATAAATTTCAAATATCAGCAATTACTGACAACCTTGAACTTGGTAAGTTCTTAGGTAAAAAAGTTAGATACAAAAAAGAATTGCTAGAAAACCCTTCTTTTTTAAGAAGCGTTGGAAGGTATGCACTTACTGAAATATATGAGATAAAGCAAGTGCAAAAAGATTGGCAGGGTAAAGATGTTTTAAGGGGTTATGCAACAGTTAATTATGATGACAACTTTGGCAGATGTCTTGATGTAGAAGAAATAGAGGTAGCGTAATGATTAATTTACACGAAATGGTATTGCTAAAAGTTAAACAAGATTATGCTGATGGTAAATTAGAGAACCAAGTACAAAACATTGTGCATAATCTGAATCTTGATGAAACTAATGATATAGATGAAATACTCTATATGATTGCAGAACAAAGAATAGATGAAACACGATGAGCAAATGTATTGGATTGCTGTGGGCAGTCTGATGTTCTTTGTGTGGCTAGTTATATACATGTAGAATGGAGAGATAAATGAATCAAGTTAAATGTGAAAAGTGTAAGAAAAGCTTAGCAGATTTTTCTGACAACACGGATTGGGGTGATGGTACAGGTGAAGATGAATACTTTTGTCATGACTGTGAAATAAGTACCGTCATGCCTTATAAGAAAGTATATGAAAAACCATACACACTAGAATGAAGGTATTAAGTTTATTTGATGGCATGAGTTGTGGCCGTATTGCCTTAGACCAACTAGGCATACCTGTCGAAACTTACTACGCTAGTGAAATAGATAAGTATGCTATTCAAGTCAGTCAAGCAAATTATCCAGAAATCATACAAGTGGGTAATATATGCGACCTAGACCCAAAAGATTACATGGATGTGGACTTAATGCTTGCAGGCAGTCCATGTCAAGGATTTAGTTTTGCAGGCAAGCAACTAGCTTTTGATGACCCAAGGAGTGCATTGTTTTTTGAATTTATACGCTTGCTTAAAGCAATAAAGCCAAAGTATTTTTTATTAGAGAATGTAAGAATGAAGAAAGAGTTTCTACAGGTCATCTCTGAACAGGTGTCAGAGTGTTATCCTGAAATACCTTTTGGCATAGAACCCCTTTTCATAAATAGTTCGTTGGTATCAGCACAATCTCGCCAACGCTACTATTGGACTAACATACCCGGAATCAAACAACCTGAAGAACGAGGTATCGTGCTTAGGGATATATTAGAGACAGAAACAGATGAGCAACCTGTTAAGGACACAGAAAGAAATCAAAGGCATTACAGGGATGAAGATGAGAAGTCTTTGTGTATGACAGCTACTATGTACAAGGGTGCAGGCAATAATGGTATGACCTTGGTTCCTAACAAACCTATTAAGGTAGGCATGAACGTAGAGCAAGTAAAGATTAGAAAGCATGAGGTTGATATAGTTGGATTGCAACAATGTATTTTAAGCCATTACGCTAAGTGTGGTATCAGTAAAAAAGAGATAGCTAAGCAGCTTGACGATAAATATTCTACGGTAGAACATTATTTTAGAAACATTGGTAGCGAATACTTTGCTATACCATCAGATGAGCATTGGCCACAGCTAAAAGAAATACTAAACATCAAGACCGATAAGTATGATAAGTCCATCATGGAGTTTGAGTATCGTGACGGTGTATTTGAAAGCACACAAAGGGTTTACAGCGAAGAAGGTAAGTCACCTACGCTTACTGCATCTAACAAAGACCAGATAATAGAGACTACCACTTCGGATAATGGCATAACAAATATTAAAAAAGGAACAAGTGGTAAATCGTGGTTCTTTGAGCAACAAACTTATAGCAAAGATAGTAAAAAAACTAGGTCTTTAAAATCTAGCAGTGGCAGTGGCAACATACCAAAGGTAATAGAAACAAAAAAAGAAACTAAGCCTAAAAAAGCATACGACATACCTAGAGAGATACTAAAAGACAACGAAAGACAACGCAGGGTGTATGACCCAAGTGGCAAATCGCCCACGATATTGGGCAGAAGTGACAGTCCTAAAGTAACAACACC